AGAGGCTAAAGCAATTGTATGTACTGACTCTTCATTGCAGCATCTCGCTACAGGTGTATGTGATAACATTACAGTTATTTGGGGTGAGACACGTCCTGAACACTTCGGTTACTATTGTAACAACAACGTATGTGCACAGAACGTTCTCAATTCACAGCCATATTTCAAACCACTCGGAATCAGTCCTTCAATTGTAAGAATGCCTGAACCTGAAGTAGTTATGGAGAATGTAAAATGAGTAAAATCTTAGTTTTGTTAAGCGGTGGAATTGATAGTACATCGCTGTTGTATGCAGCTATCAAGAAAGTAGGTGCAGAGAATGTAGTAGCATTGAATATGTACTACGGACAGAAGCATATGATTGAAATTGAATGTGCTAAATGGCAGGCTGAACACGCAGGTGTTGAGTACATCGAAAAAGATATCTCAACCGTGTTCGGTGGACTGGAAGACAGTAGTGCGCTGTTGATGGGTAGCAAGAAAGAAATTGCACATGAATCGTATGCAGAGCAGTTGAAACATACTGATGTTGTTTCGGCATATGTTCCTTATCGTAATGGTATGTTGTTGTCTATTGCAACTGCAATTGCATATGCTAAAGGATGTGAGACTGTAGCATATGGTGCTCATGCAGATGATGCAGTAAGACGTAACAACGGAGAAGGTACAGCAGCTTATCCTGATTGTACAAAAGACTTCATCGATGCTCAGGCAAGAGCTATGATGGAAGGTACAGGTAAGAAAGTTGTGTTGTGGGCTCCATTGTGGAATAAGAACAAAGCTGACGTAGTTCGCTTCGGGCTCGATAACGGAGCAACACGTGAGGTTTATGAACACACTCATTCTTGTTATGAAGGTGTTCGCGGAGGTTGTGGTACTTGTGGTACTTGTATTGATGCACGTGATGCATTGGATGCATGGCCAGAAACCGAAGGACTGAAGCAAAATTAGTCGCGCCATATCGTTGATTTTATAATCGACATATGATATAATTAAAGTATATCAACTGCCATTGATATCTTGAGGACTTAAGGTTGACGCCATCGCCTTAAGTTCCTCTCTTGAGACGGGTTACCACTCTTCGTTGAAGAGTGAATTAAACTTAATATCAGGGACAAACCCAAAAATGTTTAATTGCCAACCCACCTATTAGTAGCCCGTCTCAAGAGGGAAACTTAGGAAGTACCTCGGAAGAATATCTATTTATCTAGGAGGCACGAATATGAGTGCAAAGGAAAATGAAGCATTGGATACAGAGTATCTGAATGAAGTAGCAGGACAGGGATTTGAGAACATGGGTACTGATGAAACAGCCGTACCACGATTGTTAATCGCTCAGGCTCTTTCAGAAGTAACACAGAACGGTTCGGTACCGGCAGGACACTTCTACAACTCTATCACAGGAGAAGATTACGGTGACTCAGTTGATGTAATCGTTTGTCATTTTCAGAAGGTATGGGTTGAATGGAAGAAAAATAACGGCGGTTACGTTGGAACTTATGCCATCGGAGCATTGGACGGTGTTACTGGAGATAACTTCAAAGGTATGGAGCATAAGGATGCAGACGGAAATATCAACGACGTTATCGAGACTTGGGACTATCTCGTTATCCTTCCGGAACACAAAGATGCAGGCTTCATGATTTTCGGTTCAACACGTGGAAATCTGAAGTATCTTAAGGGATGGAACACTCAGATGAGATACCTGAGAACTCCTTCAGGAAAAGCTGCACCATTGTTCAGTGCCGTTTGGAACATGACAACTGGTAAGGACAAGAACAAAGCAGGTAACCAGTACTACTCTTGTAATAAAGATGGTAAGTCATCAATTACATTCAAAGAGTGGGTAAGCAAGGACACTTACCTCGAGTACGTTGCTCCTGCTCGTCAGGTTGCTGACCAGGCTGTAATGCTCGCTGACAACAGAACACAGGCAATCGAAGCTGATGCAGGTGTAGCTGAAGACGGCGACTTCTAATTAAAGGGGCCCTCTTCGGAGGGCTCTATTTTTCTCCTAGGATATTGAGATGGCGTATACTCAAAACGATATAATCACATTCAGTAATCTATTTAATGGAAATACAGAGGCATACGGCGTAACAGAAGTCGGTGAGATAGTAAATGGCAAGGCGGAAGCTAAATCACGTCTCGTTTACGGACAGGCATTACCTGCAGTATTTCAGAAACACCTTGAAGGACAAATCTCAATCGGTATAGCTCCAATTCAGCAAGACGGTACGTGTTATTTCGGGGCTATCGATATTGATGATTATAAGTACAGCCTTAAGGATGTTGTCGATGCAATATATGACTTCGACATGCCGCTATGTCCATGTTATAGTAAATCTAAAAAGTTACATATCTACATATTCTTCGCAGACCCTACACCAGCAGACAAAGTGCAAGAGATACTTAAATGGTACGCTCGTGCATTTGCCTGCGATAAGAAGGTTGAGATATTCCCGAAGCAAGCTAAGGTATCGAGTGACAACAAGTTCTATAGCTGGATTAATTTACCATACTTTAATGCTAACAGTGATAATCACCGTAAATTAGTAACTAAAGAAGGTGTAGCAAGGCTCGAAGATGCATTAGAGTACATGCAGTCAAAACAATTAACATATAAAGAACACAGGAGATGGATTGATGAATTCCAATACAACGATGCCCCTCCATGTATACTTTCGGGGCTCTTGCTCAGGGACATTGGACCAGGTCAAAGAAATAACTGGCTTTTCTCTGCAGGGGTATACCTTAGACTTAAGGATGAAAATTGCGACTTGCGAACGTTACTTACTGACATCAACCACTCGTTGCATGACCCCATCCCTGATAATGAGCTTAACGCGACAGTTATCAAGGGATTTAATCGCAAATCGTACTTCTATATGTGTGCCGCTCTTGAACGATGTGATAAAGCTACTTGTAGGCAACAAGAATATGGAATTGAAAGTAAGGCGTCTACAGGGCTTGACTTTGGTGACCTTACACAGTATATGACAGACCCACCGTACTATGAATGGATAGTCAACGGACAGAAATTAACGTTCTGGAACGAGCAGGAAATATTAGGACAGGGTAAGTTCAGGGCTTTGTGTTTGCGACAACTACATCTCGTTCCGAGACCTGTTAATGAAGAACGTTGGTCGAAGATATTAACACGTGCTTGTGAGAACATCACTGTTATTCAACCCTCAGTTGAGAGTGGTGACTTCTCATCAGGTTCTACATTCTTTGATTTGACATGTGCATTCTTCAATGTAAGACGTAAGGCAGATAACATAACACAACTTGCAATGGGACGTGTATATAAAGATGAAGCTGAGAAGGAATACATATTTACAGCCAAATCATTCATAGACTTCTTAGTACATAAGAATGATTTCACACAATATAAACCTATCGAGATGCGCGTAAGACTACAGCAGTTAGGTGCATATAAAGAAGGTATTTATTGGCATATGCCAATTAGTTCAATCCCGGAACAGGATGAGAAACCTATCGAGATTGATTTCAGAGACAAAGAGACAGGTGAGGAGGATTTTTAATGGATATAACATCAGCTGAATGGATTGTAAAAGCAATCGAAACAATTAAGAGTGGGGTGGCTGATAAACTTGAAAAAGATAATATCAAGGTTTATCGGGTAGTAAACATTATTAGAATTGATGTGAAGGAGTAACTATGTTTGAGAAAGAAGCAAAGAAATGGGTAAAAGAAAATACACATACTGAACCATCTGCAATTTTTGGAGAAATAACGGTTTATCCTTCTGCTGAAAAAGGTTTTCAGAAAGGTGCGGAGTTCGGCTATAACAAGGCTAATGAATGGCATTATATGAAAGACGGAGATTTACCGAAAGTTGGTGTACAGGTTCTTTCAGAAAAAGGTACTCTTGTTATTTACAAAGGTGAAGGCTTTAATTGGGTTGAATATAGTCCAAACGCAGACAATATCAAATTAAGAAAATGGGAAGAACCTATCGCTTGGAAAGAAATTGTACTTCCAAAGGAGGATTTCTGATGCATAAACACATAGTTCGTAAGTTAGATAAGAAAACTAAACGTATTAAGCC